ATAGCAATGGGTATGGTTAAACAAAGATTTAATGTAAAGGTAGCTAAATAATGGACTCTACACTCGCAAGAAAACATTCGACGCGTCGTAGAGCAATAATAGAAGCTCTTTGCGAAAAGTTTGAAGGAATAAATGGAACTGCACCATTCAGAACTTCGGTCGCCAAAGTAGAAAGACGACTTAAGTTTTGGGACGAAGTTGATGAGTTTCCTACTATACATGTAGGAGCTGGAGCAGAGACTCGTGAATATGATGGAGGAGGTTTCCGTTTTAGATTTTTATCAATTACAGTTCGATGTTATGTTAGTGATGACGATGATGTCATTCTAGCACTCGAAGAACTGTTAGAAGATGTTGAAAGTGTATTAGAGGATAATGATCCGCTAACTTACACAGATTCAACAGGAGCATCTCAGTCTACTGTACAGACTACAATCGGAACAGTAGATACAGATGAAGGCGTATTAGAACCTCTGGGTGTAGGAGAAATCACCTGTGAGATTCGATATTAATTAGGAGAATAAAATGGCATTTTTCTTTAGTAGAGATACCAAAGTGTTTATGAAGTGGGCATATGATGCTACTGATACAGCTCTGTACGAGATTCCTGTATTAGATGGTTTTTCATTTTCTCAGGCCACAAACACATCTGAGGTAACTTTAAGTGAGGCAGCTAATTCCTCTGGATATAGTAAAAGAGGTAGAGCAATGTTTACTGACTCTTTTGCACCAGCAGAATGGAGCTTCAGTACTTATATGAGACCTACAAGATCAGATACCGGTAATGCAGCATCATCAAATCAGCATGGTGGTAACGCCAAAGCATTTGCAGTAGAAGGTCCACTATGGGCAGCTATGTCAGCACAGAACTATGACAAAGCGATTGCAGCCGGAACATCAGGTAATGTATTTGCATCAGCAGCTGCAACATACGAACCAGATGTATTTGATTTTCAAAACTCAAACCAAGTTACACTTGGAGTTTTTGATTTATTCTTCGTGTTAGGAGCGGCAAAAGATTCAACAACAGGAATCTATGAAACAGGACAAGACGGAGTAACCGTCTACAAACTAGCAAATTGCTCAGTTGGTTCTGCTTCAGTAGATTTTGATATTGAAGGTATTGCACAAGTAGCATGGAGTGGTCAAGGACAAACAATTGAAGAAGCAGTTGCAATTAATACTGGAACATCATCAGCAAACCTAGCAGACGGGTCAACAGGCCAAGCTGCAGAAACAACTAAAGGTTTGATTAATGAAGGTATCAGTGCAACTAATAACTATATCAGAAATAAACTAACAGACTTAGTTATTACATATGATGCTTCAGAAACAACTGGAACAAAAGGATTACTGGGTTCAAGTGACACAACTTATGATGTCACACTAACAGGTGGTAATATTACAATAGAAAATAATCTTACTTATCTAACACCAGAAACACTAGGTTCAGTTAACCTACCATTAGGACATGTAATGGGAACAAGGTCAGTATCAGGTAACTTTACCTGCTATTTAAATGATACAAGTGAAGGCTCACTACAATTATTTGAAGACCTACAAGAATCAAGAGGTGTGATTACAAACGCATTTGACTTAAAATTCTCTCTTGGTGGACAGAACAGTACACCGAAAGTTACATTTGATTTAGACAAATGTCACCTCGAGTTGCCAAGTCATAGTATTGAAGATGTAATATCCGTAGAAGTTAACTTCCACGCATTACCATCAGACTTATCTTCAGGTACTGCAACAAGCGCAACAAATGAAGTAAAAGTATCTTATACAGCGATACCAGCTTCATAAGATAATAATTAACCCTGGGAGGGTGTAATAACCCTCCCTCTTAATAGGAAAAATAATGACAGAAGAAGTAAAAAAACAACCAGTACAACCTGTTTCACTTAAGAGTTTAATTACTCCAAGTAAAACAGTATCAATAGATTATCCTGGGTATGAAGGCTTTGTTGTTGATTTAACATATTTAGGTAGAGAAGAACTACTTAAGTTAAGAAATAGATGTATGAAACAAAAGTTCAATAAGAAAACAAGAGCTTTTGAAGAGGCACTTGATGAAGATGTTTTTCTAACAGAATATGTATCAGCAATTATCAAGGGGTGGAAAGGTCTAAAATATAAATACTTAGAAGAGTTTCTATTGGTAGATGTAAGTGGACAAGACCCTGAGCAGGAACTTGGGTTTACCCATGAGAATGCAGAGTTATTAATGAAAAACTCAGGAGATTTTGACCAGTGGGTAACTGATACTGTAGGTGACCTGGAAAATTTTACGACCAGCAAGTAAGATATATACTTGCGCTTATTGAACGAAATTTTAAGGACATAGGTATCGATTTAGACAGATACCTAGCCGTATGCGAACAGCTCGGAGAAGAACCTGACCCAGATAAACTCCCTGTGGAAAGAAGTATGTTTCCATTAGAAGTGCAAGAAGCGTTTATGCTTCATGACCTACTATCAGATAAATGGGAAGGCATGCACGGTACTTACATGGGTAAAGACTACTCAGCCCTACGAACTTACATTGATGTATTAGAAGTCACAGATACAAAAACAAGTCTGTGGTTTTTAAAACATATTGATTATCATAACTCAAAAACAATCAATGAAAAACAAGAAAAAAGGCGAAAAGCCGAAGAGCGTAAAGCTAAGAGCAGAATGAAGCATAAGAGATGACAAAAAAGATAAATTTAGCAGATTTAACCTTTAAAATCAGTGATGATGGCACTTTAAAAGCCGTAGGTAATGAAGCACAAAAAACCAGTAAAAAACTAGATAAAACGGGTAAATCTACTCGAGATGTAAACCGTAATATGCAGGCCATGTCTGGTCGTGTTGAATCTGGTACAAAAGGCTTTGCTCGTATGCAACAAGGTACGGGAGGTCTTGTTCAATCTTATGCTATTCTTGCTTCTACACTCTTTGCAGTTGGCGCAGCTTTTAGAGTATTACAAAACGCAGCCAATGTAGAAAATCAAATTAAAGGATTCAGAGCGTTAGGAGAAATAACAGGTGAATCCATGATGGGAGTCACTGCAGCCGTCAGAGCAGCAACAGGTGGTCTCCTAAACTTTCAAGACGCAGCACAACAAGCTTCTATTGGTATGGCTGCAGGATTCACACAAGACCAACTAGCAGGATTAGCCGAAGGAGCTAAGTTAGCTTCTGTTACTCTTGGTAGAGACTTGACAGATTCATTTAACAGGCTTATTCGTGGTGTTACAAAAGCCGAACCAGAACTACTTGACGAACTTGGTATTATTCTTAGATTAGACATTGCTACTAGAAAATTCGCAAATGCTAATGGATTAATCGCAGAAAAATTAACCATATCACAAAGAAGAGCTGCTGTATTCGAAGAAGTACAAAGACAGTTAATAGCAAACTTTGGAGCAATGGAAGATGAAGCTGATAAACTATTAAACCCTTTTGATAGATTAGCTACTAGAATTTCTGATTTCTTTATTCAAATACAAGGCCCATTTGTAAACTTTTTTGGTGGTATAGCAGATTTTATTTCAAATAACTTTGGAGCATTAATTACACTCGTTACCGCATTCTCTTTATCTATACTAAAACAAATTGTTCCTAGTTTTCAACAAATGGGAGCATCAGCAGTTACAGCAGGTAATGCCGCAAAGAAAAAGTTAGGAATGTTAGATAAAGATATAAAAACACAAAGCGCAGGAATTAGAAAAATTGAAAAACAATTTGGCGCTTCAGAAATTAAAAGAAGTAAACTTTTTAATGCAGAACTAAAAAGAAGAGGAATTTCTATTAAGAAGTTTACTGCCATGTCTATAAGAGAACAGAAAAAACTTGTTCGACAAATGATAGCCGATGAGAAAAAAGGTCTTACTCATACAAAAGCTTCAAATAAAAAGAGAGAAGCAGCTTATAGAGCGGCATTTAATAAAATTGAAAGACAGTCTAAGAAAACAACAAAAACCGTCGCAGCCCATTTTAAAATTATGGGGCTTCAAATACAAGGAGTATTTACAAGAGTTCAAGTAAGAGCACAAGGAGCATTAGTAGCTATTGGTAATGCAGCAGCAAGATTAGCTCCTGTATTTGCTACTCTTGGAGCAATAGTAAATATTGCATTTGGTATTTTAATGGCGTTTTTCACAGCAAAATTTTTAGTTGATTTACTACCTGTTACAAAAAGAATAAATGCAGCACTCGATGATATAAGAGAAAGAGGAAAAGCATTAAATGAAACGATGACCGATTTGGCACATACTTTTGCTGGAGGATTAGCCGAAAAAAGAATACAAAGAATAAAAGAAGAATTTGAAGGATTAGAAGGTGTTGTAATGGCAGCTAACTTTCAAATGGAACGATTAGATAACATTTTAAATAGAGGTCAAAGTGGTAGTGCTTTTATCGAAGATATAGAAGAAAGTTTAAGAACGAATTTTGCAATGGGTGAAGGCACAAGTGTTATGGGTAGTATTGTTGGAGGCTTACTTGGACAAAATGTAGGAGCTAAAGGATTTGAAAGTGAGGCTTATCGTAAAGAAGTTAAAAATATAATAATGCAACTTCAAAGTATGGCTCTAAAAGAAATGCAAGGTTATAAGGCTATGGGACCTGAAGCATTCGATGAATTAGGATTCTTTGGTTTTGAACAATTATTTAATGTATCTGGTGGGTTTGACGCTAACTCCAAAAAAGCTTTCGAAGAGTTCAAAAAAGAATTTAATGCAATCATGGCCATTGGAAATGAGACAACACGACAAACAGCATTAGCAACACTACTACAAGATACTGCAACTCAATTATCTGATACTTATGACGAAGGGTCAGCTTTTCTCACAATAACACAAGAAGGAAACTTAATACTCACAGATACTGCCATAGGCTTAATCGAGCACTCTGAACATACACTCAAAAATTTTACAGCAGTTACAGGTGTTTTAGGTAATACAAAAGAAGCAGCAAAATCATTAAAAGAAAATTTACAGAATATGATGCCAAAGCCAAGTCAAGCAGAGCAAGTAATGTCATCAATAGGAACCCTTTTAGACCAATTTACAACCTTTGATGAAGAGTCAGGTAAAAGACAATTAAAACAATTTGATTTAGCTATGGACGAAAAAGACCAAAAGGTAAGTCTTGTAAATGAATTAAATAAAATATTAGGACTAGAGTTAGAAATAACAGAGCTTGGTAAAGTTGATGCTGAAAACGCAGTTAAAGTACTAGAAGCAGAAATGAAACGATTAGATATTGCTGATATGCTTATTGATACTCATCAAATGGTTGTTAATTTAATAAAAGCAGAGGAAAACAGACTTAAATTTATTAATACAAGAATGTCAAAAAGATTTACCACTGAAACAAAAATAGCACTATTAAAAGAACAACAAGTCAATAATCTTGCCAAGGCAGAGGTAAAATCTGCCGATGAATTAGTAAAACTACTAGGCGAAGTAGAAGAAAACAGAAAAAGAGAATTAGAAACTGTAAAAACAACAAATATAGAACTGCAATCCCAAATAGACTTATTACAAGCAGGACTAGATAGAACTTTAATGTTAAAGAAAGAATTAATAGAAACTTTTGATAAAGTAGGTGCCTCAGAGTTACAAAAACTATTAGAAACAGGAGATTTAAGTGAATTTGGTGGAAAAGAATTTGCATTAGGACTTGCTACGGCTTTAAGAAAAACAGTAGCAAAATCTTTATCTGAATCTATGATAGACCCAATAACTGATAAATTACAATCAGTGCTTGGATTTGGAAAAGAAAAAGAAAAATCTGTGCATGAATTAATTGGAGAAAAACATAATAAACATGTTAATGATTTAGCAAACGTTTTAAACCAGCACGTACAAGCAATAGCAGCCATAGAAGGCGTTACACCAACAACTATTAATTCTCCAGCAGGAGGAGGTACAGGAGGAGCGGGTTCAGGCTCAGGTGCTGGTGGTGAGGAAACTACAGAAGAAAAAGTAAAATCAGGAATTACTGGTGGAATAGAAGAAGTTGTGACAAGTGATGTGTCAACTGACCCAACAGGTCTCTCAGCAATATTCGGAGATGTGGGTGGAATATTCGATGTATTCTTAGGAGATTTAAAAGGAATCTTTAAAGGAGAAGAAGGAGCATTTGGAGATTTATTTGCAAATCTAAAAGCAGGTATATTTGGAGATGGTACAGAAGATGGAAAAGGTATATTCGGAAACTTCTTTTCTACCTTTATGGGAGAAGGTGGCCCGTTAAAAGCTATAACTAATATGTTTGGTGGTGGTGGACTCGGAGCAATGTTTGGAGGAACCTCTGGAGCAGGTATTGGAGGTATGTTAGGTGGACTCTTTGGTAGCGGCGGAGGTCTTACTGGACTATTAAAACCTTTATTAGGTATGATACCAGGTATTGGCCCCTTACTATCTTTCTTACCTTTTGAAAGAGGAGGAATTATTGAACTTGCAAAAGGCGGAATGATGCCTAGATATGCATCAGGTGGAATAGCCACACAACCAACTTATTTAGTCGGAGAAGGAAAACAAAATGAGGCAGTTGTACCACTACCAGATAATAGAAGTATTCCTGTAAATATGAAAGGAAATGCAGCAACAAATAACACAAATATTAATGTAAATATTGATGGAAATGGAAATGCGTCAGCAGATGTAACTTCTGACGGAGCGGCTCAACTTGGAGAAGCAATTAATTTATCTGTCATGGAAACACTAATAAAAGAACAGAGACCTGGAGGACTCTTAAATCCATAATTATGGCACTAGGATTTGATGTAGGTGGATCACTTGGGGTAGTAAACCCAGATAGAGGATTTTCACGAAAAAATGAAGCAAGAGTATTCAAAGCAGAATTCGGCGATGGATATGAACAACGAATAGCAAACGGAATAAATAATTTAAAACAATCTTTCGAAGTTTCTTTTGTAAATAGACCAAAAGATGAAATAGATGATATAGTTGCTTTCTTCGAAGGAAAACAAGGAGTTACTTCATTTAACTTTACTTTTGCAGATTCAAATGCAAGTGGAAGTGAAGAAACAGTAAAAGTAGTTGTAGATACTTTCTCACAGACTTGGAAGTATGATGATTTCTACGATTTAAAAGCAACATTTAGAAGGTTATATGAAGCATAATGACAGAGAAGATATTAATAAAAGATTTACAAAAGTTAGAACCTGGCTCAGAGCTAGTTCAACTATTTGAGTTAGAATACGCAAAAGACCAGTTTTTATATGTACACCCTGGAGTAGATGATGACTTAACAAATCTACAAATGAGAGATTTTACAAATAATAGTACAATTCGTACTTATATTCCTGTACCGATAAAAGCAGATGGTTTTGAACAAAAGAATGAAGGTGCACAACCAAATCCAACACTTACTATAGCAAATGCGACTACAGTGTTAAGTGATGGTATAGGCACAACAGAATATGATTCACTAGTAGGATTGAGAGTTATAAGAAGATTAACTCTTAAAAAGTTTTTATATGGAGAGAGCGGAGACGCAAGTCCTCCTGTTGAATATGTAAGACAAGTTTGGTATATAGATAGAATAAAATCAAAAGATAAAGTAGCACTAACACTAGAATTAGCAACTCCTTTTGATTTAACAGGCATACAATTACCAGGAAGATTTGTAGTAGCAAATAGATGTCCTTTCATGTTCCAAGGAGCAAGTGACCATTTAACAAAAAAAAAAAAAGCACAGAGTGGCTGTACTTGGAATGTAGACGGGTCATATGTACCTGGTATTACTTCAGGCTCTACAAGTTATAATGTTAGAGCAAATGTAGATGATGAATATGTTATTCCAGCTTCAACAGTAAGTAGTTTATCAGTAGATGCAAGTCCTTCTAGTATTACAGTAAACGGATATCATAGAACACAAGTCAGCACCACAAGATTTAATGCAGATGGAACAACAAGTGCAGTTACAAAAGATTTGTACTGGCAAGCTACAAAAACTACTAGTAGTCCTGGTACAATAAGTGTCTCAAATAGTAACTTTAAACCTATTAGATTATTTACTGCATATGTTCACGGAACAGAGTATTTTACTTACGCAGATGATAGATATAATGATTATGTTACTTTTACGGATAATGTAGCTACTTCAGAAACTCACAACAAATCACTACTATGGAAAGCTAGAAAACCAAGTAAGAGTGTGAAACCTGATTTTGGAGATACATGGGATAGAGGAGATACTTGTAGTAAAGATTTAACAGGTTGTAAAATGAGATTCGGATTTAGTCCTATAAACCCAGCGAGTGGGTCTACAACTCCTAAAGCAAATCCAAATACAAATGTAGAACTACCATTCGGTGGTTTCCCAGCAGCGAAGGCTTTCTCATGATGGAAGATATTTACAGGCACGCTGCCAAAGAAGCCCCGAGAGAATGTTGTGGACTTGTTATACAAGATGGAGACAATGAAAAATATATTCCGAGTGAAAATCTCCACGAAGACAATTTATGCTTTAAAATTGACGGAGACTTATTCATCTATCATCAACTAAATTCGAAAATAAAATATGTAGTCCATAGTCACTACGACGAAGATTGTCACCCAAGTCAGCATGATATTGACAATTGTAACGCAGTTGGCATACCTTACCTTATAGTATCGTATCCACAAAAAGAAATGTATATATTGGAGCCAGAAAAATGAAAAGAAAAATAATATTACTAGGAAGAATGGGAGAACTCTTTGGAAGAGAACATCAATTTGTATGTAAAAATGTACAAGAAGCAATACATGCACTTGATTGTATGAAAGGTGGAGTGCGAAGATACTTACTAGATTGTACGGATAAAAATATAGAGTTTTTAGTTAAAAAAGGAAAAGATGTTTTAGATTATGATAATCTTGTTACGGATTTAGGAGAAGAAGATTTAATTATTTCACCACACCCAAAAGGTGCCTTTATCACATTAATTGTAGGAGCAATACTAGCAGGTATTGGATTCTTTGCAACTGCAATAGCAGGTACTACATTAGCTTATGCACTAATAGCAGGGGGATTACTACTTGCTCTAAAAGGTATTATTGATTTATTAACGCCTGAAATAGGAGAAGATGAATCCGATGAAAGTAATTTATTTAAAGGCCCCGTTAATAATGCAAAGGTAGGTATACCAGTTCCTTTATGTTATGGAAGAACACAAGTAGGGGGAGCAGTAATAAACTTTGGATTTACAGAAACAAGATTAACAAATTCACCAGGATTTACTTTCGGCTCAAAACCAGATAACGCGTATGGCGGTGGAAACTATTCTGGTGGTGATGGCGGTGGTAATGCTGGTGGTGGTGACGGTGGCGGAAGCAACACACCAATAATTCACATATTCTAGGAGAAAGTATGGGTATATTTGCAGGACAAGGAATTAGTTCAGGATTAATCGGAGGAGTCGGAGGAAGCACTGACTCTAAAACTGGTGGTATTCGAAACCAAACTGCTGTTATATATGACTGTTTATCTGAAGGACCAATAGAAGGTTTAGTTAACGGACCAAATAGTATTATTATAGACGGTAACCCTGCAGCTGGAAAAAACGTAGCTCAATATTTTCAAATCTTTAGGTCACCAAATGTGGCTTATAATTCTACAACAAAAGTAGTTACCGACCAAGGTGGTGGTAATATGTTTGCAGATGTCACTTCTGCACAAGGCGAAAGAACAATTCAAGTTGTAGCAGCAAAGAAGAGAGCAACAAATGCTAGTACTACTGCAGGAGATACAATAATTACCACAGGGAGTGCTTTCTTTGCTGATGGTGACCAAACAGATTTTAATCTAAATCAGTTCCCACAATTTATAAGAGTAGAAGGAGCAGGTACTGATGGAACAGAGTTTATTGGCACTATACAAGAAGTTATAAATACTACTGCAGTAAGAGTAAGTTCAGCTCCTCCAACATCAGTTTCAAACAAAAAAGTTTCAATAGACTTGGTAGACACAGTAGCAAGTTACTCTGGGTCTACTGCAACTCTAACCAACGGTGGAGGTGTTACTACAAGTGCTACTGCAGCTAATTTATCTCCTCCAACAAGAGTAACAGGCGAACCGTCAGTTTATAACTTTAATAACTTTGGTTGGGCTTTCTTACCAGGTACAAGAAATCAACAATATTTATCTACACCTAAAGGAGTAGGTAGTGCTTCATCTGCACATAACATAGGTCAAAAATTAGACCAAACAGATTTAACTGGTATAGGATATCCAACAAACTCACAACTAGGAGTAGATTTAGATATTTCTCCTAATAGAAGTGGTGAGGCAGGTATTACTAGAGTAGCTTCAACAGGTATGAATATAGCAGACCCAGGAGAAGTTGACCATATTCGTGTTACTTTTGAACACGCAGGAATGTTTTCTACAAAATTAAAAAATGGTACCACTCAACATGGATTTGCAGAATATAGAATAGTATTTTCTTACAAAGTTGATTCAGAACAAGAGTTTACTGATAATGAAGTTGTAGTATTTGGTAGAAAAACTTTATCAAGTAGTACTAGTGATTATTATGCGAACACTAGATTTAAAAGTTCTCGTGATGGAGTAATAACTTCTGTTAATGATGGAACTAAATCTCCTTTTCAAAGCACAGTTGCTTTTGATATAAGTAAATACCAACCTTTTGTAGATTATAAAATAGAAATACAAAGAGTATCTCCAGTCAACCAAAAAGAGAACGGTTGGCAACAAACTAATGCGGGACAAGTAAAATCTATAGAAAATATTATAACAGACAAATTAAAATATCCTTATACTTCTTATGCAGCTATTGTAGTCGATGCAGAAGATTTTCAAAGCATACCAAAAAGAGCATATGATATTAGAGGACTAAAAGTTCAAGTTCCTACTAATTATTTTCCTAGAGATGAAATTCATGATAATACAGGAGCAAGAAGAGCACAAGCATCTTACACAAGAAATGTAACTACAGGAGCAGATACGGGATCATCTGTGGACTGGGACGGTAATTTTAGGGGAGATAAAAACACTTTTGATGCTACATCACCAAACTATAATCCAGTTTGGACTAATAATCCTGTATGGATTTTTATGGATTTATTAGTTAATCCGAGATATGGGCTTGGTAAATTTATTAACGAAGACTTTGATTTTACACAAATAGATAAGTATACAATGTATAATCTTGCTAAATACTGTGACGAACTTGTACCAGATGGAAAAGGCGGAACAGAACCTAGATTTACTACTAACTTATACATACAAAAAGGAGAGGACGCACTTAAACTACTAAAACAACTAAGCACAACTATTAGAGGAATGTTAATTTGGCACAATGGTCAAGTAACTTTAAATGGTAACAGAGAAAAAGGAGCAGTTTACACTTTTTCAAAAGCAAATGTTATAGACGGACTATTTAAGTATTCAGGTTCTTCAAAAAGATTTAGAACAAATGAGATAAAAGTAAGTTGGAATGACCCTGAAAACTCGTTTAAACAAGCAACAGAAATTGTAACAGATGACAATGAAATTGCTAGAACAGGCAGAGTAATCAGTAAAGCAAGAACTGCATTTGGTTGTACTTCACAAGGACAAGCACATAGATTAGGTAAGTGGCATTTACTTACAGAAAAATTAGAAAAAGAAGTTGTTACTTTTAAAACAGGAATAAATGGAGGAGCTTTAAGAGTAGGAGATGTAATTTTAGTACAAGATGCAGATGATACAGGTATTCAATTAGCTGGTCGTATTACAACTGCGGTTGCATCTACCACTACAATTATAAGACCAGACAGAGATTTAAGTGGTACACTAAATGGCACTGATAATTTTGATTTGCACTTAATATATCCAAGTGGTGGAGCATATCTTGGACAACCAACAGCAACAATAAATAGCACAGTATTTAGAGAGGGAGATTTAGTACTTAATCATGCAAATGGCACGGCCATAACAACTCAGGCCTCTGCTTCTCAACTAAAAGATGATGCAGGAGCATTTGTACAAGTAAACTGGTCAGAAAATCAAAGAGTAGAAACAAAAGCAATATCTTCTTTCAATGCTAGTTCTGTTACTGTAAGTAGTGCATTTAGTGCCGCCCCAGATGGCGAAGTTATGTATGCTATTAGTGGACAGACAGCACAAGGAGCTAATGTAACAGGAAGCTCAAAAGAATATATAATTACAAATATTAAAGAGTCTGGAAAAGAATTACAATATGACATTTCAGCAGCCGAGTATGATAGAAAGAAATTTTCAGAAATAGATAGAGGCTGGGTAATTCCTGACATACCAGATGTCATGAGACCTCCTAAAAGAGATGAAGCAGTACCAGTTCCTAGAAACTTAGCAGTATTTGTTTCCCCCGATTCTGATGGTGGAGACGCTTCAGAGTCAGACCCAGGTGTTACTGGACATAAAGCAGTTATAAACTGGATACACCCTATATCAACAAGAACAGACAGCGATGGAAATACAATTCAAGATAGGTATGAACATTTAGCAGGATACGATATTGAACATGATGTTCCTCAATATGATAAAGAAATTAGACCAAATGGTTTTGTCAGAGAAACAATAAGAAATAATACTACTAATAGTTTTACCGTTAGAAATATACAAATTGGAGAAGAATATAGAGTAAGAGTTAGAACTGTCAATACTCAAGGAGTTACATCAGAGTTTATACAAACTAAGTTTGCTTTTGCAGGAGAACAACAAACTCCTAGAACTGCTGTAACTTTTGGAGAAGGTCTAAATAACTCTATTATGAAAGGTGGTATTTTAAGCACAGGAATGAGTATAAACTCAAGCACAGGATTAGTTAGTTTTGATTCTAGTACTTATTCATTTACTCCACCTTCAGACGCGGCTACTATTAATATAGCAAGTGGGAATACTAACTTTACACAACAAAGTTTTGGGAATTTATCAGATGGACAAACTGGATTTTTATTATATGACTACGATGGTAACCTTGCAAGAGGAGCAACAAGAACAGACCCACTTAGACCCCTTGTTGTAGGAACAGATAATGTTGCTACATCAAATGTAAGTTCTGAAAAATATAGATTTAGCTTCTTAAAAAGATTAGGACAGTCAAATGATGATATAGTTCAAGCAAGTGGAACAATATCTGCAGACCAATTTAGTTCTAAAATTACAGGAAGTTCTACAGCTTTTACAACAGATTTTAAAGTAGGAGATGTAGTAATATTAGATGCCGCAGGAACTACTAGATTTTTTAGTAGAGTTAGTTTCATTGATAGTGATACACAAATGTTTATTGAAAGCGGGTCAGACAGAGCTTATTCTGGTGTAAATATATTCAGACAAGCACTTAGATTCGATAGACAGAAAGACGCAGTTATCGCTGAAGTAACAAATACTGGTGGAACATTTTCACTTACTAACTTTGCAAGTGGTAATAAAGGAGACGATGGAGCAACAGGTGCTGATGGTAAGAAATCAGTAGTAAGTTATGTTTATCACCAAGCTTCTTCATCAAGTGCGCCAAGCACTCCATCAGCTACGAATTATAATATTAGCACTAATTCATTTACAGGATTAACAAGTGGTTGGAGTACAACACCACCAACCTATGCAGCAGCTAATGCAAATAAATATTGGTATTCATACTTTAGAGCAACAGAAGATACTGCAGGAGGAAATACTGCTTCAGGAAGTAATTTAGTATTCCAAGCTTCTCAACAAGGTATAGGATTTAGTGGACTGGTAACATTTACAAGTAATGACTTAACAGATGGAAGTTCTACTTATAATCCAGCAACAGTGGTAAACTCAGGAACAACAACTATTGATGGGGGCAAGATAACAGCAAATACCATTACTGCTTCACAGATAAACGCAGGAGCAATAGCACTAGATTCAAACTTAGTTTCAGGAACTTTACCAGCAAGTGCGGGTGGAACAGGATTAACGAGTGTAGCAACTCTACTAAATTCAAATGTAACACCAGCAAGTATAGGAGCACACCCTACAAGCACAACAATACCAACAGCTCTTAGTGAACTATCAGGGACACTAGCAGCAAGTGCAGGTGGTACAGGATTAACAAGTATATCAACTTTATTAAACTCTAATGTTACAGCTTCAAGTATAGGACTTAGCAATGTTTCAAACTTAGATGCGGGAGGACAAGTAGCAGCAGCTTTTGCAGCAGATACTTCTATCACTGCAGGAAGAATACAGTTAGGTTCTGCTTTAGTTATAACAGATAGTACAAGCACGACTGTTACTGCATCATCAATTGATTTAGATGCAGCTTCAACACTAGGTCCAAGAATAGTTATAGCGGATGGTTCATAATGGCAAATAGAGTTTTATTAGGAAAGATAAGTGGAAGTACTTTTGGAGTGAAAGTTTCAAAGAAAGGACAAAATGTACTTTCAGCATCAACAGACAATTTATTATTTGATTCGACTACTTTTAGGTCTGGACAAATGTATGCAGGAGGTTTTGATTTAAATTTGGGAGATAGTGCAGATAATTATCTGACTACAGGAAGTAAAGCAAGTCTTGGGTATATACCAGCGGTTGTATTTACAGAACGAGAAAGAGGAGAAAGAGAAAACAGTGATTTTGTAAGTAACTTTGTAAGTGAAGTTAGTTTGTGGAAAACAACAACAAGCACAGTAACTCCAATTACACCAAGCGCATTTACATTTACAGAACAAGACCCTGTTACTAACTTAGCAGCACCTCTTCCTAGTGATGGTAGAAGTCATGATGGAGTTAGTAATGCAAGACAGAACGCAACAAATGTAAACTACTTTGTATTAAGAATACCTTGTGCTTACGGATATATGAATTCAACTTACTTTGGATAGATTATGGCAAATAGAGTTTTAATAGGAAAAGCATCAACAGCAAGAGGAGGAGACACTAAGTATGGTTTATGGATTAGTAGACCTACAAAAGATGTACTTACATGCACTGATGATGAACTTATATTTAACACAGATAAAGGTGGAACAGCAGATATTAAAGGTTTCTTTCAACTTCAAAATATGGATACAAGCACTAATGCCACTACCTCTACTACTACTTCAGTTGCAGCGAATACGACAGCAACTATAAATTTTAGTAATTTTAACTGGGGTTTTGGAGCATTGGCTTTTGGAGGTTTCGGAGTAACAGCAAATAATACTAGTAGCGCTGGTAGTTCTGGAGTTTCGAATATATTTTCAATAAACTCCACAAGTACATCTCAAATAAGCGTTACTAATTTAAGTTCAGATACAGCAGTATCAATTAGCTTTTCTGTTTTACCCAAGATAGTTAATGTAGCGAGGTTTTAATGGCAAATAGAGTAATATTAGGAAAAAGAGGAAGTGATTTTGGATTATTTGTTTCCAAAAGTGGAGTTGATGTAACAGATACTTCATTAACTACACCTTTATCTTTTGATTCTAGAGCAGCAGCAAGTTTAACTGTACATGCTTTTGGTCAAGGAGTTTTATTACCAGTAAGAGGAATGAGTAGTTTTACATATGATTCCGTGACTTATACTTCAAGTGCTGCATTTATAAATCACGGATTAAATTACCACCCATCATTTATGGTTAGATGGTGTGATGCAAGAAAAATAGGTTCAAGTGGTGCTACATCTGGTGGGTCAGGAGATGTAGCTCAAGAAGTATACAAACCTTACTTCTTTTCTGCAATAGACCAGATAACTGATGGTGATGATGACGAGGCAGAAACAGAAGAATATGAAGGCACTACAGGTGTAACAGCAACATCAGTGCTACAAAGTGGTACATACAAATTAGCACTAGAAAATCATTGTGATGCACCACAGGCAGAAGAAGTAACTGGAGTAGCTAACAATTCAGTTGTAGCTTTTTATTCTTATATAGTTTTTACGGAACCAAATTTTTTAAATGGAGAAAGTTTATAATGGCAACATGGCATATATTTTACAATAATTCAACAAAACTAATTGCTTGGTCTACGAGTGGATTAGTTAATGACGATATAAAAACAGAACAAGCAAATGCAGGATTATCTTATCTAAGTGTAGAACAAGATAATGTACCTTCTGATAGTGAGTATTGGGTGAACAGTAGCGGAGACGGTATAGTTGAAAAGAGTGTATTTAACCCTAGTTATAGTACAACTAGACCTACAATTGATAGTGTAGTAACTGTTACAGGGTTACCTACAGGCACAGAAGTTTTTGTTGATGGAGTATCAGCAGGTACAATGAGTGATACTAGTTTAACTTTTACAGCAACTGAACCAGGTAACTATAAAGTTAATTATAAAAAAGTAGGATATAAAAATTTTACAGATGTTAATATAGTAGTAAAGAGGCACGGAGAATGAATATAAATTTAACTAAAACAGGTGCAACCGCATCAACAAAAAGAGCACAATATTATGCACTCATACGAGAGCAGTTAGACTTATTATATCACGATATTGATAGTGGGAAGTTTGGGGATACAGCAAAAACTGGGGGATTTTATCTCGGAAGAAAAGCAGTTAAAGACAAGTACCCGACCTCATAGGTCAGGAGTATACCCCTCAAAAATAGTTCTTGACACCACCTCAAGATTTTGATATAATTAAGCATATAGGAGTAAATTAATGGCAGCAGGTAAATATGATATTGTAATTGACCAAGGTTCTGATTTTGCAATCGAAGTCCAAATACAACAGAATAGCGCAAATGTGAATTTAAGTACACATTCAGCGCGTGCACAGTTACGCCCTACTCCTACATCAAGTACAAAGACAGCCGACTTTACTTGTAGTATAACTAATGCATCACAGGGAAAAATAAAAATGTCTCTGGGCAATAGTGTTACTGCAAATATATCAAACGGCAAATACTACTATGACTTAGAGCTAGTAAATTCTAGCGATAGTTCCGTCACTCGTCTTATAGAAGGAGTGGCAAGAGTTACACCAGAGGTTACAAGATAATGGCTACCAAATTAATTATTACTCCACAAACAACATCAATTAATGCCACTAGTAACACTACTACAATTACAATATCCTCTGCTGTATCAGGAACTGCAACAGATGCTGCAGGTATTAGTTTTAATAATCCTGCAGGAACACTAACTTCAGAAAGTACAGTAGAAGGAGCATTAAACTTTTTAGCAAATCAGTTTTTTGTTCAAACATCAGCTCCCACATCAAGTACGACAGACTTGGCAGAGGGAGATTTATTTTATGATACTGATGACAATCAGTTAAAGATTTACCGTGAAGTATCAACAGGAACTTTTAGTTTTGTTCCTATAATGATAGGTAACGATTCAGCGGATTCTGACACGGTAGACGCAGGAGCTTTCTAATAGCTCGATAGGAAAAAGAAATGGCACAAGTAATTAAAATTAAAAGAAGTAGCAGTACCGCCGCTCCTAGTTCTTTAAACGCAGGTGAGTTAGCGTATTCTTCAAATTCGCAGAAGCTATTCATAGGCTCTCCAGCAAGTGGGAACGCAGTAACAGCGATTGGCGGTGATTTGTATGTTGCAATGCTCGACCATACTGCAGGTACGCTTACAGCGAGTTCAGCAATTCTTGTTGATTCCGATAGTAAAATTGACCAACTAAAATCTGGCAACATAGTTGTTACAGGTTCAAGTGATACTATATCTACATCTTCAGGTAATTTAACAATAGCACCAGCGGGTAATCTAGTAATCACACATGGCGGAACATTAGATTTAGATGGACAAGCAAACTCACTAACAATAAAAGACAATGAAGCAGCAGCTTTAGATATCAACGAAGGCGGGAACTCATATGTGAAGTTCATCACTACAAACGGTAGTGAAGAAGTTGAAATTGCAAAAGCAGTTGATTTAAATAATACAATAAATGTATCAGGAGCAGCAACATTAGGTAGCACACTAGATGTTACTTCAGCACTAGGTGTTGATGGTAACTTTGATGTTAATACTAATAAATTTACTGTTGCGTCCTCTACAGGTAATACTGTAGTAGCAGGAACACTTAATGCAGGTGGCGATGTAGATTTCGATGCCGCACTAAATGTTGATGGAGCAACTACTTTAAATGGAGCAGTAACTTTAGGTAATGCTTCAGCAGATGCAGTTACTGTAACAGGTACAGCAACCTTTACACCATCAGCAGACTTTGATGGCGGATTCACAGTAGCAGGCTCACAGACAGTAGATATGGGCTCAAACAGAGTTCAGAATGTAGCAACACCTACATCAAGCACTGATGCAGCAAACAAAGGTTATGTAGATAGTGTCAAACAAGCACTAGATATAAAAGATTCAGTAAGAGTAGCAACTACAGCAAACTTTGATTCTTCTTACAATAACGGAGCAGGAACACTTACAGCAGATGCAAACGGAGCAATCTCAATAGATGGAGTTACTCTATCTGCAACAAACAGAGTTCTTGTTAAAGACCAGTCAACAGGCGCACAAAATGGTATCTATACCGTAACCACAGTTGGTGATGGTAGTACAGCAGCAGTTCTTACAAGAGCAACTGATGCAGATTCAAATGCAGAAGTTACAGGTGGTTTATTTACTTTCGTTGAAGAAGGTAGTACCAATGCAGATAATGCTTTCGTACTTACATCAGTAACAGGCACAGCAACACTGGGTACAACTACTTTAACATTCACACAATTCTCAGGAGCTGGACAGATTACAGCAGGAGATGGTTTAACTAAATCAGGAAATACTTTAAGTGCAAATGATGATAATATTACTTTAGAAATATCAAGTGATAATTTAAGAATTAAAGGTATATCATCAACAGTTGCTGGTGACTTACTATTCGGTAAGACTGG